AACGCACAGCAACCGGTGTATCAACAACCACAAGTGATCATCCAACAGCAACCGGTGTATCAACAACCCCAGGTGATCTATCAGCAACGCCGCGAAATGCCTGTGTATACAGAGCGCTATTTGCCTCCTGCTTGCAACGCCATCTATGATCAGTTTGGTCGTTGGGCTGGTTGCATGCGTTAAAAAAACAGTTGACAGGCGGGCAAGGTCCTGCTATAATACACACTTCAACAACGCACTTAGGAGCACATGATGATCGCACTAGACAAAATTGAAAGCATCCATAACACTGCCGCACAAGCCGCTGCCGAAGCTGCCAGCCGCTACATCAAAGAGCACGGTGAAGACTGGTACTGCGGCTTTGCTTGGGTCACAGTGTACGAGAAGGGTTCAACCAAACTGGGCCGCGCATTGAAGAAAGTAGGCTTCCGTCCCGCATACGGCGGCGGTCTCCAACTGTGGAACCCAAGTGGACACGGTACCCAGAGCATGAGCGTTAAAGAGGCAGGCGCCAGTGCCTACGCTGAAGTCTTACGTAAATCGGGCATTGAGCGAGCCTACGCAGGTAGCCGGGCAGATTAAATATAGACAGGGACTACGGTCCCTGTTATAATACACACTTATTAATAGACAAGGAACACCACACATGGCAACCAAGGCAGCAACTCGACCCAGCAAGGTATCCAACATCGTGGAATTTGACGAGGCAGCGATCAAACGCACTCACGAAAGTGTGGCCAAAGAGACCGACCAAGAGATCTATGCGCGACTACAGGCCCGCTTTGATATCCTGGACATGATGACTGAGGCAGTGCGCACCGGCGATGTGCGAGCCATGATCGTATCGGGCCCACCCGGTGTGGGCAAGACCTTTGGTGTAGAAGCAGTACTACAAAAGGCCAATCTGTTCAACATCCTGGCAGAAAAGAAGCCCAAGTTTGAGATCGTGAAAGGCGCCATGAGCTCGATCGGACTTTACCGCAAACTGTACGAGTTTAGTGCAGAAGGCAATGTGGTGGTGTTTGATGACTGTGATGACATCTTGATGGAAGAGCAAAGCCTGAACACGCTCAAGGGCGCCCTGGACTCCAGCTCACGCCGTTACATTTCGTGGAACACAGACAGCCGCATACTGAGAGCTGAAGGCATTCCCGACAGGTTTGAGTTCAAAGGCGCTGCCATCTTTATCACCAACATCAAGTTTGAACATGTACGAAGCAAGAAGCTGCGCGGCCACTTGGACGCACTAGAAAGCCGTTGCCACTACATCGATCTCCAAATGGATACCGCACGTGAAAAGATCCTGCGCATTCGGCAAGTGATCAAGCACCCACAGCAGGGCAAGGAACCCATGCTGTCACGCTATGACTTCCCTGAGTGTGTGGAAGACGAGCTGATTGAGTACGTGGAACAGAACCAAAAGAACCTGCGCGAGCTGAGCTTGCGTATGGTGTTGAAATTGGCAGACCTGCGCAAGAAGTTCCCTGCCAACTGGATGATCATGGCTGCAGGTACCTGTATGCGGAGAGCATGATGCACGACACACTACAGCGCGTGGCCATAAGCCTGAGCCTGGGACTAGTGCTCATGGTAACAGGAATGGGTGTGGACTCGTGGCAGTTCTGGTGTGTGCTGGCCTTGCTGTTGACCAGCAACCACATACACTACCAGGACGGCTTTGAGACCGGTGTGGTACACGGCATGGAAGTGATCGCGGACATGACTGAAGAGCAGCGCGTGGACCTGATCCGTACAGTTCGGGCAGCGCAACAGGAGCAGGACCAATGAGCACTTGCGCATACATTGGTACAGGCACAGGCTGCGCACACCCAGCCGTGGAAGGCAAGCACTACTGTGAGGCACACTACGCTGTAGTCTACAAGGTAGGATCGGGTCGGCAGCGTCGCAAGGACACCGCCCAAGCCCACCGTGTGCGGCAGGTAGAACAGCTCATGAGTGAAGCTGTGGAGGAGCTGATCGCAGAAGGATTTGATGTGTACGGCGACACGGCATTGGCTATAGAGATCCGAGAGGATGTGGAGTTCGAGGAAGGATAGGTCAGGTGGGGCGCACAGTAGGGTGGGGGGATCTACTGTGCGCAAATACATGCTGCTTTTTTAAGCAAGCATGCCAAAAGTTCTCTCTAAAAAACCTGGTGTTAGAGTAAAACCTCGGTCAAAACTAAACAAAAACCGCTTCTTTTTTGCGCAGCAATTTTTTCATGCATGCATAGGTCTCGGGCAGTTCAAATAAGTGGTCGACCGGTCAGCAGGTGTTGTCCCACTATCCAGTAGTCTGCCGGTCCTGACCACTGTAACACAAACTGTGTGTAGTCGCGTGGTCGGCTCAAACTCACACGATATTCGCCGTTCACATAGTGTTCTTGTGCACGCACACCAGCTTGTAATGCCCACCTAACAACTGCGTGTCTGGTTGCTAGCAGATCTGTACCCGATTGCAGAGCCGCAGGAAACACCACATAGTGCTCCAGTTCAGTCACCACCATGTGTGTTAGGCCTATGCCTGTGGTCTTGGTTGATACTGTGGCAACAAGCGTTCGGGATTTTCAGTGTTTTTCATCTGCTTCATCACCTGTTCAAATGTTTCCCGAACTTCCCAAGTGCCCAAATTGGCGCAGAACACACAAGTGATCAGCTCAGGGGCCAGTTCTTCGTTGCGTATCACTTCCTGTGTAAACACCGTGGTCACAAGATCTCTGCGCAGAGCCACACGCTGTCCTGCGTTCACAGCACCTGCATTGGTCAAGAGTAAAAAGTCATTGGTCATATCATGGTCATCCTTATGTTTATATTATATATGTTCGACAGCATCGGGGGTCACTAGTTCTTGATTTTGAAATTTTTACGCGTGCAATTTTTAGGTATATGTAGCCATTTTGGTAGACAGTTCAAGAAATACCGTGTTAAACTGTCTAGCAAATAAGTATTATAATATACCATGTTAATGTCACTTAAAAAAAGTTTTTTTACCGATCTTTCTGCTGCTTCGCAGCTCAAGATACAGGCTGGATGTGCCGCCGTCACTACTAGGAGTCAATCAAATGGATATTAGAGGAGCAGTCATACCCACATCTGCCACGCTGGGCATAGGCCTAGTATCAAGTGGTCATCGAGCACCACAACTGCCAGATCGAGTAGTGGATTCTCAGCCACTCACGGCCATAGGTTCCGGAGCCTTGCCGGCTGTGGATCACTCAGGAGGACTGCGTGTACAGCCCTTGTTCCCCACTGCGTTAGGCATGGCACAAATAGGTCGCTTGATCACCAAAGATGAAATGGACTACTTCTACAGTCTGGAAATGGGACGCAACTCGGGCAATCTGGTCAGTGTTGAACGTCGTGTGTTGGATTCAGCCGCCATGACTGACATACGTGCTTTCATTGAACAAAATATCGAAACCTATTTGCGGGAAATCATGTGTGGCAGCCCGGAAGTACGCCTGGTGATCACACAGAGCTGGGTCAATGTCACACAGCCCGGGCAGTTCCATCATCATCACAAGCATCCCAACAGTGTCGTCAGTGGTGTGTTCTATCCACAGGCCACGGCCGAGCGTGATCGCATACACTTCAGTCGAGAAGTGGGGCCCGAAACCATCCGGATCGATCCTACCGAATTCAACACCTTCAACAGCAGCATCTGGTGGATTCCGGTACGCACCGGCACTTTAGTCCTGTTCCCTAGCGGTCTGCATCACAAGGTAGAAGAAGTCACTGCTGGCGATGAGCGCATCAGCCTCAGTTTCAACACATTCCCTGTGGGCAATGTGGGCAACAGAAATGATCTCACTGGCCTGTACGTAGGATCAGTTTCTGACCATAGCAGTACAGAATAGCCTATAAATACACCAGCACACAGTTTGTGTGTACAGAATAAAGGAGTTAACAATATTATGAATTTACTAATTAAAATGGAAAATGGACAGCCCATCGATCATCCCATCATGGAAGACAATGCTCGTATGGCCTGGCCGGAACTGGATTTCAATAACCTACCCAATTGGCTTACACGTTTCCGCCGGGTGGCACAACCCAGTGCCGACGACATGCCAGTGGGCATATTCCAACGTGCTGTATGCTCGTATGTGATAGCCGGCGACGGAGTGGTAGAAGATTCTTGGTCAGTGGAAAACATGACCGCAGAAGAACAGCAGGTGTTCACTCGTCAACGTCGCACTCAGATCAAAAGTGATATCGCAGCTTCGATCGAAATAGCCCAGACACGTGCAGCCGAAGCAGGGATTCCGGCCGAAACAGTGGCTGCTTGGAACACCTATGTGACTGCTCTACAGGCAGTGACCGATGCTGATCTTGAAGATCCATTTGCGTTCAATTGGCCCGAGCCACCGCGCATCGCCAGTGATGGATATCCAGTAGTTTAATAGCATAAAAGGAAAATAGGCATATGAGTTTAGACCAAGCCACAGTGGTAGGTGAATCAACTGGTATAGAAATACCCACATCTTTCATGTCGGAGATCTCGGGCGCATCGCAGACGCAGCCTGCGCCAGACACAGGTCAATTGAACGTGATGACCTATTTTCCCACAGCAGTTTACAGTATTGTACGCCCGGAGTTTTTGGCCACTGCTAGGAAAGTGTGCAGTGAGTTTTTGAAAACAGCTCAGAAGAACAGACCAAAATTGGATACGCTGTACCCCTTATATCAAACTGACAATCTGTTCACGGATGCTCGCATGCAGCCCTTGGTGGAATACATAGGTGCCACTGTGTGGAATGTGTTGGAAAGCCAGGGTTATGCCATGGCCAATAATGACATCATCTTCCACGAAATGTGGTGTCAAGAGCATCACAAGCACAGCGGCATGGACGAGCATGTGCACAATCGTGGTGCTCAAATGGTGGGTTTTTACTTTTTAGATGTTCCGGACAACAGCAGCCGGATCGTCATACATGATCCTCGCCCGGGCAAGAAGCAGATCAATCTACCGGAAACCAACATGAGTCAGGTCACTTATGGCAGCGATGCTATCAATTTCACACCTGAGCCGGGCATGTTGTTCCTGGCCAATGCTTGGTTGCCGCACAGTTTTGGACGGCACGGCGGTAGCAAGCCCATACGTTTCATACACTTTACAGCAGGCGTAAATCCCAAACCCTTGACATCTGCTCCTGTAATGCCATCCACAGAAGTATTACCGGCCACTATTGTATAATGTCCAACACTTATCATATCAGATTCAATAAAAGTCGTGGTCAGCCTGGCCGCGGCACACGGGATCATGTTTGGCGTGTGTTTGAAAATGGACGTGAATACATATTCAAACATGTCAACATCACTGTACCTGTACACGATGCAGTAACAGGTGACGGATATGGTAACGACGACTGGAATTTCTGTTGCACAGGCGTGTTGACCATAGATAAAGAAACCAGTACCGCACACATCGCAGCTGAATAAAAAATAGGATCTGCCCAATATATTACGAGATAAATAGTTTGATGAATTTCAAACTATAGGGATCTAGATTAATATATGGGATTAAGTATTACAGGTTCGGCGTCGATCAGTGGTAACATGACGATCGTGGCCACGACGGTGCCGTCAACACCACAAACTATCGTGGTATCCTCGACCAGCTCTAGTGCTGGAGCCTCAGTTCCTGGCACATCCTATTACGGAACATTTAACGGTACTACCCAAAATCTCAGCATCAGCGGCAACACTGCTCTGGGTACCTGTAACTTCACAGCCGAAGCTTGGGTATATGTCAACAACACTGGCACATATACCATATTTGGTTCCGGTGGCGGCACCACGGGCGCTATCTCTATGGGCATACACGGAGACGGACGTCCTTTTGCTTCGGTTGGATATACATTTGGTACCGCAGGCGAAAGCAGTTCGTTAACACTGACACCCCCGGCTGGATACGTGATGACCAGCATCATATATGGCAGTTACGGTCGTACCACCTGTACAGGCCCTGCCGGCTGCTGGACCAGAAGTCCTAGCCAATCAACTGGACCAGAAAAACGGGCACTGATTGAAAACTATTTCATAGGCAAAGGTACCGCTACTGTTCCTGCTAATAACTGTACCTTTGGAGATCCAGCCCCGGGCTCACCTAAATCTCTTTCAGTAGTAGCCACACATGGATTATTTGGTACAACCAGTTCTTTGGCTGTTAGAACATGGAATCATCTGGCATTGGTGCGTTCTGGTACAGGGGCCAGTCAAACTAAGTTTTATGTAAATGGCAATGCTGTTGGAACTGCCACATTGGCAACAAACTATACTGCAGGAACAAACTTCACTGTTGGAACTACCTATTACCCTGATACCCCAACAGGAGTTCTGTTTCACTCGGGCTATATTTCCAACGCCAGGCTGGTTAAAGGAGTTGATGTCTACACAGGTAACTTTACTCCACCATCATTACCGTTGACATCTACTCAGTCTACTGCTACCAATATCAACTCTATCGCAACAGCAACATATGTTCAATTTTTGACACTACAAGGTTCTACCATAGTGGACAATGGCGGAAATGCCAGAACCGTTGTCAATGCCGGAACTGTTGCGATGACAGGTCCCACAGCAGTCACTATTGGCAGCAGCAATATATCGGTTATTCCGGGCACTGTCAATGCTGTCGTGAGCTGGACCGCTCCTTCCAGTTCGGGTACATTTCCTGTAGATAGTTACACACTGAGTTCTATACCTTCAACAACTGCGACTTTTTCCACTGCGACTGTGCTGCCATATACAGTAGGATCCGGAGTTACATCGGTAACTGTGACTGGATTGACTACCGCCACCTATTACACGTTTGGAGTGTCTGCCACAAGTCTCAGCGGTACCAGTCCAACTACATATTCTAGCACTATATTTTATAACAATAACGGTACTCCTGTAAGTTTATCTACCGGCACATATCCTAATCTGCCGACTGCTCCTAATATCTCACTTCAATCAGTAGCAGGAACCACTGTGGTTATCGCAGTAAGTAGTGCAACTATCGCAGTATCAACTGCAACTTTGCCCACTTACGGAGTCATAGTCACAGCCAGTCCTGGCGGAGCCAGCCAAACACTATATAGTTCTTTTGGCGGTGTATATCCTGTTTCTACATCTTCATATAATTCAACAGGTACATTGACATTCAGCGGATTAACAGCAAATACCGCTTATACATTCTCTGCTCAAGCAGTCAATGCCATAGGATATTCTACTAATGCAGTTAGTACATCTACCACCACTGGAGCAGCACCTAGCAGTAGTTTGTATGCATATCCAGGAAGTTATACATGGGTAGCACCGGTAGGGGTTACCGCAGTTAGTGTGGTAGCAGTTGGTGGTGGGTCTTCTGGACGAGGCAATGACGGTAATAACAACAGCGGTGCCGCCAGCAGTTTTACACTGGCAGCAGCACCGAATGCTGTATATGCTTCAGCAGGCGGGGGAGGTGGCATCGGAGGAGGCACCGTTGCCACAGGCACCGGATTTGCCGGTGGTGCCGGTGGTGCTTCACCTTCCGGAGTATATGGAGGCGGGGGAGGCGGAGCAGGCGGCTATACTGCCGCCGGTGGCGTAGGAGGTGCTCCTGGAAGCGGCGGAGTCGCCAGTACCGGAGGTGGCGGTGGTGGTGGGGGTGGTACCAATGGCGCAAGTAGCGCAGGTGGCGGCGGTGGAGTTAGTGTATTTGGAGCAGGAGTCAACGGCTCAGCCGGCGCAGTAGGTGTATCCGGAACCGGCGGAAGTAGCGGACTCAATGGAGGTCCAGTTGGTGTCGGAGGATCGGGTGGGTTATTTGGAGGTGGTGGTGGTGGAACTTATAGAGGCTGCGGCGGTTTTGTGGGCAATGGCGGTGGTGCAGGCGCGCTTGCTTACGCAAATAATATATCAGTCTCCCCGGGTGTGTCTTATACAGTGACTGTTGGAGCAGGTGGTACCAATACTGGCATGTCTGGTGGTAGCGGTGCTGTGCGTATCGTTTGGCCAGGAACTGTTAGACAGTTTCCAAGCACACAGGTTTGCGGTAGCTATTGTACTGTTGCTACCACAACATCAAGTGCATATGTTCCTCAAGCACCTACTATCACGTCTGTTTCGGTTACCAGTGCTACACAGGCAACAGTAATATATACCGTTGGTACCTATTCAGGTGGTGCGTCTGTAACCAGTGCTACAGCCATAATTTCTACAGGATCTACCACTGTCGCCACTGCCAGCGTCAATACTGCCGGAAGTTACCAAATTGTAGTCAACGGATTAGTTGCGGGTCCATATCTAGCAACTGTGTATACCTCAAATGCCTATGGAAATAGCAACACTAGTTCTTATGTTGCCTTTACTGCTGCCGATCGAGAGCAAATATTTACATACAGTGCTCCAGGGGCATTTACCTTTGTTGTTCCATCCGGCATTACATCAGTCAGTGTGGTTGCTGTAGGTGGTGGTGGTAGCGGTGGTGTCAATGGTACGAATGGTAGTCCTGGCGGTACAAGTTATTTTAGTGCTCCTACTATACTCAGCGCCAGCGGCGGCGGCGGTGGTAATAGCGGTGCTGGTGGTGGTGGTGGTGCTAGCGGTACTCCGGGATTTGTAGGATTTAGTGGCGGCACAGGGGGTATCTCTTGTAACGGTGCTAATGCCGGTGGTGGTGGTGGTGCTGCCGGATATAGCGGTATTGGTGGTGGTTATTGTAGCACCGGGCCAACTGGTCGCGGATCATGGAATGGCCCGCCTGGTGGTGGCAGTCCAGGTGGTGGCGGTGGTCAAGGATCGTATGGACTGCCGTGGGGTGCTGCCGGAGGTGGTGGAGTAGGATTATTTGGCGCCGGCAGCAATGGAACAGGAGGAACATATACCCCGGGCACTATTAGTACCGGCGGTGGAGGCGGATCAGGCGGTGCGCAAGGGACTTCCAGAGGTGCTGCTCCAAACAGTCCAACTACCAGCGGAGGTGCCGGTGGATTATATGGCGGTGGTGGCGGAGGTGGTAACGCGCCTGGAGGCGGCGGAGGAGCAGGTGGCGGAGGAGGCGGAGCACTCGCATACCTTAACAACTATACAGTCTCACCTGGTGGTTCTATACCAGTCCAAGTAGGTGCCGGCGCAGTATCGCCTAATGCAGGAGGCAGTGGAGCAAATGGTGCTATTCGTGTCATCTGGCCAGGAAATACCAGATCTTTCCCTAGTAATGCCGCATAGGTTTTAAATCGTTAATATTGATCATGGTAGCCATAACAGGACAAGTAGCAATAACAGGGAGTATCAGTGTAACTCCCAGTTATCTGCCTGTACCTACATTTGTTACCACAGCAACCGGATCCGGAAATAATTTGGTTACAGTTAACTTGGCACCACAGGACGGGGGAACATGGGGAATATGTGGTTATCAAATAACCAATTTTCCTTCTACTACTTCTACTATCGTATTAAACACAACATCAGCAGTGGTAGTGGTTCCAAATACCACTACATATTTCAAATTCATTGTGACTCCTTATAACTATGTTGGCCTAGGTTCGACCGCAACTACCAGTACCATAGCAGCCGGTTTTCTCGGTGCTGCCGTAAATTCAAATTCGTATAACCTACCTGTGTCGCCAACTCTTTCAGCTGTGCCTGTTGTGGTCAGTAGTTCTACACAGACTATTGTTATCACTGTAAACAGCGTGACAAATACTGCTCCTGCTATTTCTACATACGCCACTGACATTTTTATAATTCCCGGAGGAACCACAGCCACAGTTCTTAACACCAACGTGGGAATAGGATCAGGAGTATATAATAGCACAGGTACCACATCATTTACAGGGCTAACCCGTGCTACCAGTTATATTTTCAGCTCGCAGGCTTATAATGCTATAGGCTATGCTACCAGTGCTACTTTGACCACATCAACATACGGTTTGCCAACTACTCCTGGTATTTCAGCAGCAACAGCATCGGCACCAGCAGGCTCTTCACAGATCAATGTCACAGTCGGTGCCACGCAAAATCTCTGGTCATTACCTACCATTGGTGTTATTGTTACAGCCAGTCCTGGTGGACAACAGAAAACTTTAGTTAGTACCAATTCCAATACCAATGTTGTTCCAAGTAGCAACTCAACCGGTGTTTTATCTTTTACAGGATTGACCGCTAGCACTGCTTATACTTTTACAGCCCAGGCATTTAATAATGTAGGATTTGATACAAATAGTACCACAGCAAATGCCTCAACAACTGTAGCGCCAGGAAGTCAACTATATTCTACCACAGGACCGTATACATTCACTGTACCAACAGGTGTTACATCAGTTAGCGTGGTAGCAGTTGGCGGTGGTGGTAGAGGTTCTCAGAGATATATTCCGGGTATTGCTGGAGGGTGTTCTTCATTCAACGCACCCACAGGAGTAGTTGCCGGTGGTGGCGGAGCGTATATATTATCCCCGGCATCACCTTATAGTGGTCCATTAGGTACTCCACCGGGCGGTACCGTTACTGTTGGTACTGGCGGCACAGGCGGCACAGGTGGTGGTGGCCCACTAGCTAACACTAGTCCACAAGGACGAGGTGGTGGTGGTGGTGGTGGAGCCGGTGGATATGCCGGTGCCGGTGGCGGCGGTGGTAATGGCGGCGCTGGTACCGGATTTGCCAGCCCTGGAGGCGGTGGGGGCGGTGGTTCAGGTGCTGTCTGTATTGGGCCGGCCTTATATGGTGGTGCCGGTGGAGGAGGAGTTGGCGTTTGCGGACAGGGTACTAATGGATCCGGTGGTGTTGCAAATACCGGAGCCTCAAGTCCGCTAGGCGTACCGGCCGGTGGTGGTGGTAGCGGTGGTGGCAGCGGTACCAATGGATCCGTTGGTTCTTCTGGCGGAGCAGGCGGCTGTTACGGTGGTGGTGGTGGTGGTGCTTCTATCTCTCTTGCTAGTGCTCCAACAGCACCATTCAGCGGAGTTGGAGGCAGTGGTGGTGCGTTAGCATATAAAAATAATATCAGTGTCAGTCCCGGCCAATCGATACCGGTAGTGGTCGGCGTAGGTGGTGGATCACCTGCCTCGACTAACCGAGGAGCACCCGGTGCTGTGCGTATTATTTGGCCAGGAAGCTCCAGGTCCTTCCCAAGTACTTGTGCCGGTGCTCCATAACATAAATCTTGTAGAGCAGATGGTTATCTGCGCATAAATATATCAAATAGTGGAATAGATATTTAAATTATGGCTTTAATAATCAGTTGCGGAGTACAATTTTCTGGTGATATTTCGATAGCTTCTTACGGAGTTGCTACGGCTCCCACCATAGGAACAGCCTACATGTCCAGTGCTACCACAGCAGTGGTCGCATTTACTGCTCCTATCAGTGTTCTACCTATCACCAGTTACACCGCGGTCAGCACACCCGGTGGAATCACAGGTACATTAAATAGCGCAGGCAGTGGTAATATTGTTGTCAACGGATTGAGTTCTACAACAGTGTATACATTTGTTGTATATGCTACCAGCGGTGCTGGCAACGGTCCTACCAGCGCTCGTAGCAATATAGTTTGGCCGTATGGATCCGGTCAGGCCACATATGTGAATACCGGTTCATACGTATGGGCGGTACCAGCGGGTGTTAACAGCATTAGCGTGGTCGCAGTAGGTGGAGGCGGTGGTGGTGCAGCGCCCGGGTGTCCATATAACGGCAGTGGTCAAGGACCATCTTCATTTAGCAGCGGACCAGTTGTAGTAATACAAGCAACAGCCGGTGGCTCACAGACAAGATTTTCTGCTGGTGCGCCTGCTAGCGTAGGTGGTGCTGGTTCTGGTAGCCCGGGCGCTGTTGGATATTCCGGTGGTGGTAGTCCAAAGCCTGGTTGCGGCGGCCCAAAAAGCGGCGGTGGCGGTGCTGCCGGTTACGCCGGTAACGGTGGTACTGGTGGACAATCCACCCCCGGCAATGCCGGCGCCGGAGGTGGCGGGGGTGGTGGTTATTTTGGTACTACCAACGGTGCCGGAGGCGGCGGTGGTGTTGGAATATATGGTCAAGGTGCCAGCGGAGCAGCTGGCACAGCAGGACCCAATTATGGTGGTGGTGGTGGCGGTGGATCCGGTGGCGTTTCCGGCGCGTGTGGATCCACCGGTGGAAGCATTGCCGGAGCATACGGTGGCGGTGGCGGAAGTTTAAGTCCATTCTTCAGTGGCGGTAGTGGTGGTGGACTGGCTTATATCAATAACTATAGTGTTAGTCCCGCAATTACGTATACGGTTGTAGTGGGCGGTGCCGGTGCTGCTACAGTTAATGGTGCCACTGGTGGAGTAGGAGCGGTACGCCTTGTTTGGCCGGGAAATGCCAGGTCTTTTCCAACCACCTACGTAGTTGATTGTACAGTAAGCACCGCCAGTTCATTTTTAGTACCGCCTGCTCCTACACTAAATTCAGTTGTTGTCAACAGTAGTACGCAGGCCACAGTGACATTCACTGCTGCTGCTCCTACCGCGGTAACCTTGCCCACATATCAATTCACAGCAGTGGCCAGTGCTACCTCTAGAGCAACGGTCACTGCTTCTATCAGCACCTCAGGAAGTTACAGTTTTCCAGTGACCGGTTTGACTCCATTGACAACCTACACATTCTATCTGTATGCTACTAATTTAGCAGGTGATAGCAGCAATAGCAACAGTATTAACAGTGCCACATATGTAGCAAGTGGTAGCTCACTGTACACTTTTCCGGGCACTTACTGTTGGGTAGCACCTTCGGGAGTTACTGCGGTTAGCGCAGTTGTTGTAGGTGGTGGTGGTGGCGGAGCATACCCAGGCTCCACTGCCCCTGCACTTACCGATGGTGGTGCTAGTTATTTTAGATCCACCTGTGTAGTAAGAGCCACTGGTGGTGGTGCCGGTTGTACGGCGACTCCATACCCTGTAGGAGCAGGAGGATCAGTTACAGCCGGAACTGGTGGTGCCGGTGGATCTGGCAGCGCACAACCGGCACCAGGAAGAAATCGAGGTGGAGCAGGTGGTGGAGCCGGTGGATACAGCGGCGCAGGTGGAGCAGGCGCACCGGGAACTACTGGCAACTCTGGCTCCGGTGGCGGTGGTGGTGGTGGCACAACTATTGTATCCGGAGTCAATGGCGGTTCTGGCGGCGGTGGGGTTGGATTATTTGGCCAAGGATGTAGTGGCGCAGGCGGCACCCCAGTATGTTCTGGTACCATCACCGGAGGAAGAGGCGGCTCTGGAGGTCTTAACGGCGCAAGTTCTCCTGGAAACGGCGGAGGAGCAGGCGGCCTATTTGGCGGTGGAGGTGGCGGTGGTAGTCCTGGCGCAGGTGCCGGTGGTGCTGGTGGAGGCGGGGCGCTGGCATACATCAATAATTATTCAGTAACTCCTGGATCAAGTTATCCGGTTGTAGTAGGTGCCGGTGGAGCAGCACCATTAACTGGTGATGGTGGAAAAGGAGCTGTACGTATCGTTTGGCCTGGACAGGTTCGACAATTTCCAAGTACCAATGTAGGTGCTTTTGAAACAGATACTGTAACCTTGAACCAATCATATGTACCAAGTGTGCCTACTGTAACATCAGTATCACCAAGTAGTTCCACAGCAATTACAGTTAATTTCACAGCACCTACATATGCAGGAGGATCGGCCGTTACCAGTTATACTGCTGTGGCTACTTCGGGCACGACAGTTGTAAGTACCGGTAATATATCCACAGCAGGTAGTTACTTTGTTCTAGTACGTGGATTAGCACCACTTACCTCATATTCATTATCTGTGTACGCCACCAATGCTTATGGAAACAGTACCAGCAGTAATAGTCTTAGTACTTCAACACTTGTGGCAAGTAGTAGTACCGTGTTTATTTTTCCAGGAACTTATTCCTGGGTAGCCCCAATAAATGTCACATCAGTTAGTGTAGTTGCTGTAGGTGGCGGTGGTGGTGGTAAAGGTTATCCTGTCGCTCCATCTGCTGGTGGGCTTAGTTCGTTTTATTCCTCTCCGCCTGCACCACAAGCATCTACTAATATTGTTACTGCCGGCAGCGGCAGTAGTGGTTGCACGTCACGCACGCCGGGCACGTCCAGCTCCGGCGCACCTGGCTATGTTTCTTATGCCGGCGGCGCCGGTGGAACATCCAGCACAGCGTGTGGTATGTCAGGAGGCGGCGGTGCCGGTGGTTACTCAGGAGCAGGTGGCGCCGGCGCGAGTGGCAATTCAAGCGCAAATGGAACTGCCGGAACCGGAGGAAGCGGTGGTGGTGGAGCATCTGGCACCACTACTAATCCGGGCAAGGGCGGCGGAGGTGGCGGAGGAGTTGGATTATTTGGCCAAGGCGGTTGCGGCACCGGCGGAATTGCTGCCGGCTGTCGCGGCGGCGGTGGCGGAAGTAGTGGTCTTGCTGGACAAAACTTTACTCCTAATATTGGCGGAGTTGGCGGATTGTTTGGTGGCGGCGGTGGCGCAAATAACGCAACACCTAACGGCGCATCATGCGGTGGTTTTGGTGGTCATTTAGCATACATCAACAACTACGCAGTTTCTCCGAGCATTACTTATACTGTAACAGTTGGTGGCGGAGGCGCTTCACCTGGCGGTACTGGTGCTAGCGGTGCAGTTCGCATCATTTGGCCAGGTCAGGCTAGATCTTTCCCAAGTACCAATGTAGCTCAGAGTTACGAAACTGATACAGCAACTATAAATCAAACATATGTGCCTAGCGCACCCACTTTATCATCTGTAACACCAAATAGTTCTACAGCGATTACAGCCAGTTTCACAGCACCAACATATTCGGGAGGATCAGCTGTTACCAGTTATACCGCAGTGGCCACTACAGGTACTACAACATTTATAAGTACCTCTGTTAGTACTACCGTGGTAATATCCGGGCTGACTCAACTTACCACATATTCAATATCTGGATATGCCACTAACTCGTATGGTAATAGTACTAGTAGTAATAGTCTTACTGCTGCTACATATATACAAAACGGTAGCCAGTTGTATACTTCAGCAGGCAGTTATACATGGACAGTACCTTCTGGAGTTACATCAGTTAGTGTGGTTGCAGTAGGCGGCGGCGGAGCAGCAAGGACGGTCGCGCCAAATACACCTACTTCCGGAACTCTTAGTTCTTTCTATACTGCGCCACAGGCACCGGTGGCTACCACTAATCTTCTTACCGCCGGCGGCGGCACCACCTCACCGAGCGGTGGTTCTGGTGGTACTGTTAGCGTTGGCAGCGGTGGTTCTGGTGGTGCTGGTGGTGCTGCCGGCGCTTGTAATCAAGGCAGCGGCGGAGGTGCTGGTGGATACTCAGGAGCAGGTGGTGCAGGTGCAAGTGCCGGGTTAGATGGATCAGCAGGCGCCGGTGGCGGAGGTGGTGGTGGTGCCGGTGGCAGGAGTCCAAATAACGCTGCCGGTGGCGGTGGTGGTGTTGGATTATATGGCGAAGGTGCTAGCGGTGCCGCTGGTATCGCTGCCGGCTGTAAAGGTGGTGGTGGCGGTAGCGGCGGCGCGACCGGACAAAATCGTTGCGTTACAAACAACCGCGGCGGAAATGGCGGATTGTATGGTGGTGGTGGTGGCTCAGGTGGCAGTGGCGCCTTGGCCGGCGGAGGCGGTGGTGCTTTAGGATACATCAATAATTATACTGTTACATCGGGCAGCAATTTTACAGTGACAGTCGGATCGGGCGGAACTACATCCTGCGGAACCTATGGCCAAGGTGCTAGCGGCGCAGTTCGTATCATCTGGCCAGGACAGGTTAGACAGTTCCCAAGTACCAATGTGGGCACATCGCCTTAATAAATTCTCATTAACTGGGTATATTTTGATAAAAGTCATAAGTAAGGTTATTATCAAGCCTTACTATGCCTTTACACATAATACAAGCATTAACCGATCCTTTGCTAAATCTATTAGCAGACGATCCTGTTCGCCCAGAAATTCCAGCAGAATTTAGAGTTTCGGACACAACCGAAATATTTGTATTACAACATGAACAAACACTGGAACCCGAGGCAGTTGTATGTGTGGCTTACAGATCCAAGATACCCGGTGATGTTTTGGAACTAGCAGCCAAACCCGATGAAGATACCCATGTGGCAGTATTCTACACTATCTGGAGTTATCGCCCTGGAGCCGGTAGGAAATTGATACTACAGGCACGCACCTGGATTAATCGTAACAGAAAGAATATCACGGAATTTGTAACTTTGAGTCCACCAACTGACATGGCCAGGATATTCCATCTAAGGAATGGTGCTGAGGTTTTTAGGATAAATCCCGAAACTGTTAACTATCTTTATCCCTAACCTATACTCAGTTCACGATCGTGTAATCGATCCAGCAGTTTGGTCAAGCCTTTAAGAGTATCGTCGTTGCGTAGGCTTTTATAAACAAGATTGGCAACACTGAATTCTCCCTGTTTGGCCAGTCCTAATTTTCTATATTGTCTCAACATTTTCAAAACTCGTTGTAGACTGGGCATATCAGCAGTTTGAATAGCATGTTGGATGACAGTGTGCCAAATATCAACCATGCGCTCTAATTCTGCTCGGTCTATTTCTGCTACCGTTTTCTCTGGTTTTCTAATCCACTGGTTTTTCAATATGCTGTAACTGCTGCTAACTGCTGGATGATCTAGATTTTCTACATATAATTCTACAGGAATTCCATTTATCTTGACATCATAACGTTCTTTATACAGCAATCTCTTGCTGTCAAATAACTCTGCTACTTCTCTGTCGCAGGCGATACTGGAAAAATCTGCTATCAAATGTAAATCAAGATCGCTGTGTTCTGTATAGGTATAATTGGCATTTCCTCCAGCAACCTGTACATCTACCACCTGGAAAGGTACATCGATATAATCTTTAAAATCCTGGGCTATTCTTAACAGTCCTTGACGTACTTCTGGTTTCAGATCATCTCCTGTCCATAGTTTAGGATTTAAATCACTGTGTAACTCTATCGGATCTGCGAATTCATTTGCTATCATAATAGAGTATTTATACGGTAAATATTTCTACGTATGACAAAGAAAAGATACCTTGGACATTTGCTAGTAGCCAATCCTAACAATCCCAGAGACGAATTGGCCAAAAGTGTTTTACTACTGGTGACGCATACTCCGCAAAATGCCATAGCATTACAAGTTAATAATGCTGTGGATCAACTGAATCTAAGAACCATTGCTGAACGTATCAATCTACAATATCTAGCAGATGATCCACTATATTATGGTGGCAATGTCAGTCAAAACAAAATACATGTTGTACATTCGTCCGATTGGAAAGGACTCAGCACAGTATCATTAACAGATGAAATATCTGTTACCAATGACATTGGTGTGATAGCAGCCCTGGTACAAGGAGAGGGTCCCAAATACTTTAGGGCATGTGCTGGATTTTGTGCCTGGAGTGATGGTAAATTAGATCAGCAATTGGATCCAAAATACCAAGAAGATTCTTACAAATGGGAAATAGTTCCTGCCACACTGGAGAATGTTTTTGGATCAGATGGCACAGATCAATGGCGCGGCGCCATAGATGAAGCAGCACAATTTCGCGTAGAAAATTGGTTTTAATCCTTTTCTGGATTGAGATTATTCAACATATTCCGGATCAATGGAGCACCAGTTTTCACTGGATTAGGTTTCTCCAAACTCCATCCTTCTTTGGGTGTGGCTCTTTCCCATTTATTGCCACGCAATCCTTCGTCGTCTGTACTGGTGCTGACTACACTGGTTCTCTTAAATGCTTGCATAACTGAACTAGTACCACTGCTGGACTTGTTCTGTGTGATATTTTCAACTTCACCTTCGTTGCCTAAATCAGTGATTCTCAATGTATCAAGATTGAATTCCAGCTCGACCTTTTGTCCTACTCCGCTGCTGCTACGAGTTTTCATAAACTGTATTTGATAGCGTCCGTGATCTTTCATAGCCCTGCTGGTAAAGATACCTATGACATTATCTGCCGTCATGATTTTACTCAAACCGCCCGAAATATGACTGTGATCAAACTCAATTTCTTCAACAGCACTACGATTCAATTGACTAGCAGTTACAGTAACACATTGTGTCTCCATTGCTAGATTTCTGATCTCTTCTGACACATATTTGTCTTTTACGAACAGATCACTAGGACTGACCTTCACAGATAAAGGCATCATCAAATCCAGGTAATCTATTAACAAAACGTCAGGTTTCACACCTTTTTTGACCTGATATTCCTTCAAATAGGCTCTAATATCGTTGCAATTTTTGCCGCTGGGCATATACTTGACTTGTATGTTTCCTGCCTTCTTTCCGATCATTTTGACTTTTAATTCTACATCGTCGATATTTTTAAAAATCTCTCTTGTGGCAATACCAGTGGTCATACTATCAAGCCTCATACTGACCAAACGCTCACTCAATTCAAAAGTCAGATACAATACGTTGAGTCCGGCCAGTGTCCAGTTCACACCTAGATTGGCCAAGAACAAACTCTTACCACCGCCCGATCCAGCACAGAAAATGTTGAGTTCACCACGGTTAAATCCACCATACAATTTCTTATCAACTGTGGGCCAGCCTGTACTAACTTGTCCATTTCCGTCTTTGAGTGCTTCGAGTCTGCCACGCGGATCTTCAAAATAGTCAGTGCCCATGTCCTTGTTCAAACTGATCTGGATAGCATCCTTGATTAGTTTTTCTACTGGACCGTAATCCCCTGCTTCCAACAAATCACTGGATTCGATAATGGCTCTTTCCAATCCTTTGTGTCTGCTAAAGTTTTCAAATTCGTCCATGAGCCATTCGTAGTTTTCTTTTGGCAATGCTGCTGGCTGGAAGTCGCTCTTTGTAGAAACATTTACGATATTGGCTTCGGGCATGACTTTGTATTCGTCAACATATTTGTTGATAAATTCTGCTGCTGTTTGTAGTCGTTGATCAAAGTTCAATGGATCAAATATATTTTGACATCTAATAAATGTTTCGGAATCAGAGAGAAACATCTCTAGATACAATTTCTGCATCGAGTAATCGTAATTGGGTTTGGGTGCTTTTTTATTCATCAGTTATACTTTCAAGTTTTTTCTTCATTAGATGTAAATTTATCTCGCCTGACACACGATAGTGTAATATCGTGGATAGCGTATACAATCGTCCATATCTTTTCACAGCGTCTGCCACATCCTTGACATCATCTTCCCACGGAGGTAAGCTCACTGACCAATTATGATCGGTTGCTGCTTTGAGCATTTTGGCACCAGCACGATCTCTATCTGGTACAACGATAACTTCACGACCCAATGAGTTTATACGCATGATCTGTGTTTCGTTAGGTTCGTTATGCATTATGGCACAGCCATCAACTGCTATAGCATCAAACTGGCCTTCTACAACTATTACATATTTTCTATCAGCAGTCTGCCGATCTATATTGAACACATAACCCGGTTGAGCATCTGTTAGATATTTTGGTTTGCCATCTGTTATCTTACGACCGGTATAGCCGACTATCCGACCATCGTGATAGAAAGGTATAAGTAATCGATCCTTGTATCCAGCAGCAGGTGTCCACATCCAATCATACCAATCTAAATCCATGCCTCTGCTGACAAGGTATTCAAACACTTGAACCATGTCTGCATCTTGGCCAGGACGCCAAACCGCCAATGCCCACTCTTTGAGCAGCATGGCGCCTTCTGGTAAAGGTCGTTCTTCTAACGTAAAGTTTAATGGCTTTTTGAATACTGGTTGATCGTCTTTGAGTTTTAGACTTACTAGATTCAGTTTGCCTATGTCAGTATCGCTCATGCCCAACCAACGGAATAGATCTTTGGTATTTTTACTGAGCAGTTTACCAGGACTCCAGCCGGCTTTGAATCCGCAATTGAAACAATGATAACTCCACCCACCTTCAGGTGTGGTCATTATTCCTCCACGTTTTCTAGTATCTCTTTTTTCGCCTCGATTATGACAACAGGCCGAATTAAACGAAATCCAGCCGCTAGGAGTCTGCTTCCTAGATGGTGGTAGGAGAGCTAAAACAGCAGACTGTATTTCGTTCATCTGCTAATTTTAACATCTATATAGTGCCTTGTCAAATGATCCGAAGAAATTAGGATTGTCATTTTGGCTTTCGGCTGGCGCCCTAGCCGGAATATAAGTTATTTTGATATAACTGAAAATACCATTAAAATTCACATAATCAATACCACTAAATCCTGAATATGTTCTGGTTTCTATCGTGGCGTATCTATTAAAAGTTGCCGGTGTATTATATAGTGTACCTTCTATAATCACCTCACCTCGAAATTGAGTCATATACAGGGCCACTGTGTGTAATGCTGAATTACTGTTATATTCTGGATAAGCATAGATATTGCCGCCAGGATGTATATATCTTGTACCATCAAATGTCTTTAAAAAAGACACTATTTCTTGGCTAGGTTGTAGTGTAGGATATATATCTTCGTTCAATATAACAGTTCCTGCCATACCGTAATATGTATTAACATAAGCAGGTAAACTAGTACCATCGGCAGGATCTTGATATGTTACAGCGTATTGATAACTGGATTTGTCCAGGTCAATAGTGTCGCTTTCGGCCAGTGTTAATTCTGCCACTCCGCGAAGATTCAATGTCGATCCATCATCGATTACGTCAAGATTTTTTTGTAACAGTAATCTTTGATTTATAGCATCAAACATGCTAAAAACATAGGTTGCGGTATTGCTGATATTGATTCTTTTCTGATCGCTATTCTTGAATTGTATTCTTACTTTATTCTTGATACCTTTTTGTATTTTTAGATCGCGTTGGTACATAACTTGATTAACTCCCCGTGTAGTAACGTCCAAATCTAGTATGACATCGAGTGTGTTGGAGTATAAATAGATTGGTAAATTTTGCATATTTGTATTTATTGAATAAAGATGACCACTAGCAGTACCTTTCAAACTAACTATCCTTTTGTATCCTGTATCAAATCCAACGATATAGAATATGTAGGAATTGTAATAAACTTTGATTCATATGTGAGCAGTATGTACGATATATCAACAATAAAAACCGAAGAAGAAAAGAAATTATTGTTAGAACTTGGGGAAATTTGGTGGTGGGAAAGCAATCGAAAAATTCCAATTAATATATTTTTAAAAAGAGAAATACAGATATTTAGATATGCTATCAAAACATTCAATAGCAAAGATGCCGAATTAATATTCGGACCAACAGTGAATCTAAGCGAGATTGCCGAGAAAAGAATCAAACGGAAATCTATACAATTGGTGAGAATTCCTAAGAGTTCTCGTAACTAATTCGTTCACATAGGAGGTTAAGTTGAACTACAATAACCGACGCATAAGATACGGCATGGGCCTTCTTGAAGAAATAGGCATCCTCAGTCTTGGTCCATATTTCATTATCAATGGCATTGAATCCTTTTTCCTTGCATACTGGGATGAGATGTTTTTTGCCGGGTCTAATCATGGCCAGTACCGTGGCTAATTCCACAATACTTGTAGGTCGTAATTCAGCCAACAAATTGTGATATCCATTGACATGGAACAATTGATCACACACATCTTTCTCATATAACAGATCCCACAGTGGTTCAGTATTGAGCAGTTGAACAAGATGAGCTTCGTCTTTGACACCGTTATAAGCACTGACGTTCAAGAAATCAATCTTAAAATATCCGCGCGTCTCGGCAGATTTATAATCAATGCTAGCAGTATCAGTTATGGGATTGTAAGGAATACTATGACAATAGACACCTGTGTTATGTTTCTTTCCATCTTCAAGACGTGCCGGAATATGCCGGATTATATCCAGCACTTGTCGTCTATCAGGAAAGTCAATATCGATGTCCATTATACTTGATCGACCTTTACACCCGATTTTTCGAGAAACGCAACGCCACCAGAATCCCGATAAGCACTACGATATAGAACGTGGCTAATACCACTTTGGTGTATAAGTTTGGCACACTCCAAACATGGAGCATGGGTAACAAACATAGTAGCGCCCAAACCACTGTTCGTAGATCGAGCCAATTTGGCAATCGAATTAGATTCCGCATGTAATACCTCCGGCTTAGTTTTAAGTACAGGACCCTTCGTGTCATAGCCTACAATATTTTCGCAGTCATTTTCCCAACCAGCGGGCATACCATTGTAGCCATAACTGATCACGCTGTCATCTTTGACAATGACAGCACCTACTTGTAATCTACGTGCGTGACTTAATTGTGCTGTACGCTCAGCCCACGCCATATAAAGATCTTTGAATTTTTGTTTCAATTAAGGATCTCTCTAAATCGTTCTAAGAAACTTTCTACATAACAACTATACGATTGATCGCCATCACTGTCAAGGCAATAATGTATCCAAGTATGTCCATCATTCATGTTGATAGTATTCAATACTCGAAATACTTCATGAGTTCCGTGTCCTGTCCATTTGCTTCCTATTTTTGGTATATTCATAGTTCACCGCTTTCTGCTAATTTTAACATGAGACTATAGTGTTCGTAAGCCTTCTTTACTGCCGGATATTTGTTCCGTAGATATTTTTCTTCTTCCTTCTGTTCCATCAAGGTTTCAAACATTCTATAATGACCTTGATCTCGCATGTTGTTGAAAACTTCAGCTTCAAAGTCTGCTATTCTTTCTAATGTATCTTCAGTAATTTCTACTGTTAATAGTTTTACAGTTTCGTATTGTATCGTTTGTTTTGCAGTCACTGTATTATAGTCATCGGGAAACTGAAAAAATTTGGTATTCATAGGTATACATTTATGAGCACGTTTGTTATCATCAATGATATTGATTCGATGATGCTCTACAAATTTTTTAACATTGTCATTCATTCGATTCCTGCCTCATCACATATTTCTTTTACTAATATAACATCTGCCGGCAATTCTCGAAATCTACGCAACCAATAGGGTATATCAAATGCAGGTGCAATCATGTCCAATTGATCGTCGCTCATTCCCTTTACCATAGTCTGCCCTGTATTACTGTTTAGTATAACCCAGGGTGATATATTTCCGTTACTTATATCATGTACTGCTCTATTCAAACTAACATATTTGAAGTAGTGGGCAAAATTGGCATTCTGAACATCTCCCCATTCCATCATAGTTTTTAATGTTCTTTGTACAGCACTTTCAACTGGCTCTACTTTGATTATTTCATAAAGATATCTTTCGTATAAATCATCTCTACACCAATGATCTAACTTAATACCGCTTTTAATCACAAAGTCGATAAACTTATCTGGATATAATGGATTGATGTTATTGACAAAACCGCCAAATTTGACAAAAGCATTATAGTAACTACTATCGGCAAATTCGTCGTATGTCTTAGATTTCTTGGCACCTTGTGTCAGTTTCCAAAATCTATTAAATGCCATGAGACCTGCTTGCACACGCTTCTCGTCTTTTTGTAGAGCACGTCTCTTACGCTCGCACATGTGCGCTACTAGAGTTTTATCTTTCATAAAACTCTTGCCGCAATGTATGCAATTATAAGGCTGTTCTACTAATGCGATCATATTCTCTTACTTTTGGTGTACGGAAGTTCTTGCCGTGGCATACCACAGTCTGCACAATGACAGTGGGCATATGTGTTTCCAAAATTAGGGTTTGTAATTACTTCCCAACTGGTCCATCGATGCCAATTCATACGGCAACGCAGTTTCTGAATAGGAAACTGACCTTTCAAAACCCGCATAGTATTTTCTTTAGAATATTCCATCACTCGTATTCTTTCCGTTGTTTCTTATCAAATCCCATCTTGTCAAACAGTTCTTCCTTGTCTTTCTTATCCATCATAGAGGCCATGAGTTTGATATCTGCCATCTTCATTGCTGGATTAAGTTCGGCTAATAGTTTTTCAATCTTGTTGGCTTTTTCCTTCTTACCTGCTGCCAAATACGGATGATAACAATTAACACCTGTGCCTGTGGCAGCAAACAATTTCCACAATAATGCCTTGTGATCTTTACTTAAATCCCAATGATTCTTATTGACCATTTCGTTAGTCATTTCTAGATACCATTCTTGTATGTCTCTATCGGGCATCTGTACACTAGCGGTATATCGCATTAGTATGTAAGGACTGAATGCTTTCTTTTCCTCATCTGTGAGGTTGTCGTAGAAGTTGTAGTCTTTTTGATCTACACCACGTAGTTCGCGTTTGATATCAAGTTTTGCGGCGGTTGCCATATCTTTTCTCGTAGTCTGCTGTTAGGTAGTATGTTACTTTAACACGATCTAATGCTTCTTGTAAAGCAGGATTGGTCTTTGCCGCACGATGAATATTTCCCCAGAGCTGAGATTCTTTTATATCATCGTGAAGACTTTTTCTTTTTTCACTCTCTGAGTGTAGAGCTTGGTCAGTTGAACCCGCTTCCCTGACATACACAGTTTCACCACCATCGGGGCTTTCAAATATCTTGGCCATTTACCAACACTTTGTATAATCAACTAATTCACTTTGACGGCTAACTTCTTTGACAAAATAAGCACAGGTTGGCTTGGGTCCAGTGTGTAATGGAGTACACAATAGTTGACCCGGTTTCATCTTGGGAAAATACCATTTGACATCTTGATAAACATCAACAATGTCTATTTCTAAAAATTCAGGACGGAATCCACTCAATGGATTGAAGCAAAATGTTTTGAATCCACGATCATTCAGACTAGTCAATGGCAATATTTCCATATCGGGCCCTTCTGGATCGCCTACTATGGTACACCAATCTAGTGGCATACTGAGTTCATATTGACCTATTCTTAATACAGCAGCAGGTCCGGTAAAACTTTCCAAGAAAATTAATGGAATAAAAAAGTGATCAGGGTTAGAATTGTCTGAATTATCCAAGACAGCAAATCTCAAATCCTCCTCAATTTCGTCGGGCAATTCGTTCAAATGGAATATTTGATCTTCTAATGTTAGGATCTGCATTATATATATTTTACTTTCTCAATGTTAAATGGGTAATGGGCTTCTTTATAAAACCTCTTTCTTTCTGTCAGGTGTCTTTTAGCGTATTTACTGGCTGCGGTTATGTCCCAGATCTGGACGAAGTCCTTGTCGTCTGCTTTTCGAATACCTCGCCCAATCGACTGTATAACTCGGACAAAGCTCTTTCCGGGCTCCAGAAGAACCAGATTAAAAATCCTAGGAATATTAATACCCACAGCGGCCACACCAAAAGTCGCCACAATAATCTTGTTATCA